TAGCTCGCCGGGGGTTGCCATAATTCCACATTGGAAGCACCGCCCAATGGCACTGTCAAGCCATTGGTTATGTCATCCAATGCGATTTTCACCCATGCCGAGGTAGCGGCGGGGGTGTGATTGGCACACCAGGGGTCATTTGTGGGGCTTCTTTTTCCTCGGCCGCAGGCATTTCCGCCGTTTTGCCGTTCATGTGGCCATTGCCGCGGTTCCGATCATAGACGCAGCGCGGCGAGCAATACCGGCTGGTCGGGGTGGCCGGGTGGAAAGCGCCTTTGCAGGTGGCGCAGACCCGCTCGGGCCGCTGCGCCTGTTTCCGCAGCTGATATGCCCTGGCGTTGCAGCTGTCCGAGCACAGGAACGCATCGGTCCGCCGCTTCGGCCGGAAGATGGTCCCGCAGACCTCGCACTGGCGCGGCAATTCGCGCGCCATTTCCAGGCACTCATGCGAGCAATAGCGATGGCTGCCGCGGCTGGCGTCGTTGCGCCATTCGGTCGGAACGAACACCTTGCCGCAGTTCAGACAAGGCACGCCCCGGTGCTGGCGGGCATCCAACCGCCTTGCCTCCATCATGTCGAGGTAATCCTCACGCGGTTGGCTGGCGCCGAAATGGTATATACGCCAGTTACGGTACTTGTCGGCGCAACGCGGGGAGCAAAACTTGACCCGCCCGTCGGCGATCGGCTCGCCGCAATGGGCACACCAGTGGCGCACCTGCACCGGCACGTAGCCCTCTTGCGTAAAGTATCGTTGCCCCTCTTGCCATGACGGCCGGCGAGCGCCCAACTTGCGCAACGCCTCGGCGACGATCGAGGCGGCACGCACGTCCGACCGGGCCCACTTCTCGCCATCTAAACAGAACCGCGCGCGCAGGCCATGCCGGCATGGCCCTTCGAACACGAATTGCGTCGGCGCGCCACGCGCAAGAATTCGCATAATGCCGGGGATCAACTTGCGGTCTTTGCGCCGCGTCGTGTCGCGTATTTTTTTTCTGCGAGCCGCCATGGTTGCGGCTCCTGTTAGCGCACGCGAAAATCTTTATGCGGCTTTAGCAACGCAACAATCTCGGGCGGCAACCCGCCTTCGCCATTGGCAAACGGGCCGGGGCCAAATGTGACGCTTGTGTCGGTGTGGGTAGCCGTGCGGATCGCGGGATCGCGCCTGCGCGAGCGGTAGGCCATACACGAGAGCAGGATCGCCGCGCGCTCGATCGACGGCGGCAGGCTCGGCAGGCCGGTGCCCTCGCCGTGCCCGGCGGTATACGTAACGATGATCGTGCTGGCATCCGGCCACCAGGCAATATCGCCGTTGCGCCGCCGTATCACGGCGCCAGTGTCGGCGTTGACCTTGAAGGCGTCGTCGGCCAGCGGCACGCCGTTCTCTTCAATCGATGCGATTTCGGCGACAGGGTATTCGCTCAACAGCAATTCGTTTTTGCAGGTGTTGGTGTAGAAGGTTTCCGCATATTCCTGCGCCACCAGGATGCGCTTGCAATATCGCGCGATGCTGTCGCTTGCGGCGCTGATATAGCCGCTGATCAACCCATCGTTTGCGGTGTTGCTGTCGATACCGAGCTCGGCATTAACGGCGTCAACCGTGGTCAAGTCGAAGGTTGCAGCGGGCGTCACGACTTCAAGCATTGGTGGCCGCGCCTCCACCGCGATCGGCAATCGGTTGCCCTGTCTGCTCCGGCATCATGTTGGCCGGGCGCAGGAATTCATCACCGCCCGGATCGGTGCGCCGGTTGATCTTCTCCCAGGCGCGGATTTCGTTCGCAGTCGCGCCGCCGATCTCCCGCATGATGCGGTAGGACTGCCAGCGGGCGAGCATGTCGCCGCGGGTGAGCTCGTCCATATCAAATTCGACCGCGGTCGAAAGACGCCCTTGCTCGCTCAATAGTGCGCGCTCGATGGCGCGCTCCCATTTCGTGAGCCATGGGCGAATGCAGTGGATGGCGAACATCCGGTTCAGCTCTACGGTGTTGGAGAAATTGGATTGCTCCATCGAGCCGAGCACCGGCAGCGGCACGCGATAGATCCGGGCGATGGTTTCAACGCCGAATTTGCGTGACGCTAATAGCTCGGTATCCTCGGGCGCGACGGAAATCGCTTGCCACTTCAAGCCTTCCTCGAGCACGGCGACCTTGCCGGCATTGCCGCTGCCTTTGTGGATGGCCTCGAAGCTGGTGCGCAATCGCTCGGTTGCTTCCTCACCGATGTTCTCCGGATGCGAGAGAACACCGGATAGCGTGGCACCGTTTCGGAATACGTTGCTTGCGTGCCTCTCGACCGCAAGCGATGTGCCGAAACTTTCCCGCGCACGCGCCAGGCGGCTCTTGCCGACGATGCCGTCGTCGCTGCGGTCTTTCAGGTGCAACACTTCTTCGGCCAGCAGGCGCCGGGTGCTGCCGGTGTTCGGATCGCTGTAGTCATAGGCAATGCGCCGGGTGCCGGCAAAGCGCACCACGGCGACGTAATCGGGATGCATGGGGATGAGCTCGACCGGCGCGCCGCGATTATCGAAGATGATTTCCGCGTAGGAATTTCCGCGCAGCAAACAATGCGCCGACATGGTCTCGATGAACTCGGGCGGCGTCTGCAGGCTATTCGGCTCTTGCTGAAAAAGCCGGGCGATGGGGTGGCTCGAGAAGGCAGCGCGCACCCCATCGCCCAGGTTACGGAAAACGAGCAGGGGCAACGTTGCTACGGTTTCCGAAATGACTTGCACGCACGCAAACACCGCACTCAAATTCTCGGCCAGGTGCGCGGAAATATAACCGCCGGCTTCGCTGCCGCCGATGCCGACCATGCGATCCCACGAGCCATCGCTGCGCTTCTCCACCTTGCCGAAGATGCGGGAAAACCAGTTCATGACACGCTGTCCAGGAAGCGCCGCGCCAGCTGGTATCTGGTGGGCCCTGTGGGGCTCAGCCGCGCCCGCGCTTGCACCAGCGTGCCCTCATAGGCGGGCCAACTGCTCACGATGGAGATTTCGTGCAACGTGACGGATCGCAGCTCGCGATGATCGCCGTCCCAATGGTCGCCATCCTTGCGCGTGGTGAAGGCGAAGCTTGCGCCGCCCAAATCGCCGCGCTCGGCCAGCGCCAGCACATCGCGGCCAGCCGTGGTGTCGGGCAAGTCCAGATCGAAATGGAGCCCGCGCGTATCCTCGGTGAGCCTCAACGTTCGGTTTTTCGTGCGCGCAAGCAGGCGGGTCGGGTCGTGATCGGCAAGCGCGAGGATATCTTTGCTTTCGGCCAGCGTGCTTTGGAATGCGCCGGGCGCGATCGTTTCGGTGTAATCGCGTATTTGTGCCTCGGCGCCATAGACGGCTGCGTAGCCTTCTAAGCGCCTGCCCTTGGCGACCAGTTGGGCAGCCAAGGCACGGCGCTCGACGTACATGGTTACACCGGCAGGTTGGTGGAGACCGCAAAACTCTGGGCGTGTCGCACCGCGACGTCGCAGTCACGCATTGCCCGCACGAGAACGCGGCCGCGCTGGTAGGCGCTGTCGGCATACGGATTGACCAGAATATCGGTCCCGCTCCAATACCCGACCAAAAGCTGCGACCAAGCCCCGAACAAAACAACCGTTGCAGTGGACGTATCGGCGGCCGTCAATGACGTACTGATGGCGACCGGATAGCCGGCCATCGTCGAGGCCGTTTCCATCAGCGCCATGCTATCGGTGGTGGCAAATCTGACCGTCGAGCGCAGCTTAGCCACAGCATCGGGCGCCAACGCCCAGCCGAGCGAGCCGATGTCGGCATTGTCCAATTGGATGGCGGCGGGGATTGCAAGAACTTGGCTCCACGTCGGCGTGCCCAGGCTGAGCGAATGGACGCCAGACGTGTCCGCAACGCCGCGCGGCTGGTTGCCGGTTCCGAGGCCGATGAGCGCCGCTTCATCAATGGCATTGGCGATGATGGCGGCAAGATCGTTGCGCACGATTTGCTCGATGCTTGGCGTGGCGTTGATGAGCGTCTTGCGCGAATAGGATGCAATCGCGGCGACCGTTTTCGGATGCAGTAACACATCAT